GTAAGAAGAGAGAATGCTGCCATCTGAGAGTTCGATTCCGATGCGTGAACGTGTGCCCATGTGTGTGATTGATTTGACCCTTTTAATATACACAAAAAAAGAGGGCAGTGGTGCCCTCCTGTGCCAGTTTATCAACTGTCACTGTGGATCTGAATAACGATGCTCCTGTGATTTATAATCGTCTACACTAGAATTTCGTCTGTTCTTCACATATTCCAATTCATGCCATTGAAAATTGGCACAACATACTAAGATATGAATCTTTTTATGTTTCTCGTTCTTTGTATATTCACAGTGTGGTTTGTCTTTAACACCAACCTCAATGCTGATAGACTCATCACACTTGAAATATACCCACCCTTCATCAACTGAACCATTTTGGCGTGTCCACCTCACATAATCATCAATTTGTGGAATATACTTTTTTGGTTTGCGATCTGCTGGTTTGGTTGACATGATCCTCCACATATCATTCATGAAAAGGCAATCTCCAGTGGTGTGAGATTGAGTTGCATTGCAGTGTAGGGAGTGGTTCGATTGATGTCAACCACATCACCTACACGTTTGGAATTGATTGGGGCGTGATATTGTTGTTTCTTGGTGTTGTAGAAACCCCAGATACAGCGAGACACGCCACCGCTATTGTAAACAAACTGACCAAGATGTACAGTCCACACTGCAATAACATTAGTCTTAAATGGAACGACCTGGTATCTGTAACCCCGAGGAGGTTGATGGGAAAATGATGGAGGTAGTTCATTCATCATACTGTAAACGAAGGTGATTAGGATTAAATCCTTTTGCCATCAGTTCATTCAAACGAACTGTTGCTTGTTCTTTGGTCAGTTTGACACAGTTAGGTTCTTCAATTTCAACCCAACCAGTGGTGTCTGACTCTTGAATTTTATAAAGTTTGTCCATACTATGCTACCAGATAATCTTTTTCGTATTGGAGAAGGTGTTCTGGAAAGTGCAGATCACTCTCCGATGCTTTATCTAGCATGATAGTCTTCCAAGACTTTACTCTGCCAGGAATCGTCAGTAGATCAATGCCAAGATGCTGATACTTCTGATCTGTAGGAACATACACTTTGTAGTCATCACCATCATTGTTTGTAAGATGACTCAAACGAATGTTTTCTTCAGCACTGACAATGATCGTGCCACATGACTTATAGAAAGTGTCACGAAATACATTGTAGTCAGTGAGATATTGATCAGGATGATCAAGAATCATGCGACCAACGAACTGTGGTGACAGATAGTGATCATGCACAGTCTTTGCACCACGACGCTTGCGCTCATACGCAGTCTGACTGATCAGACGAGTATGATTGGGATTGCCACAATCGAACACACCCATGTAATAGATGCGAGTGAGAGGACGAAAGAACTCAGGTTTGCCCCAGTTGTGAACATTTGCTTTGAGGGAATTGTATGTGGTTTCACAATACTCTTCCCAACGATTGGTCTTGCGTTTCATTGTTTGGAATTAGGAAAAACAGCAGTGACTCCCATGATGCGAGCGTTTGGATGTTGAGCAAGTGCTACTTGCTTCGCCTCATTATAGTCTTTAGCAAGGCATTTGACACTGAACACCTTACCACTGACATAACACTTAACATCGCAGTTCATGAACTTGCTCCGAATACTTACAGTATATTATAGCATAGTTTCAACGACGTACAACACTGATGGCAGGTTGTCCTTCATTGAATACTGTGTCTACAACTGCTTGAACGCTCCTGGCAGTGCCGATACCAACTTTGTCAAAGACAGGTATGCACACCAGTCCGAACGTCTTCTCAGCGCCACCCAGGCGTATCACACGACCGATACTTTGGGAGATAGTAACGAAGTCCATGTTACGCATGAACAGAACTGCTTCAAGTCCCTTCACATTGATGCCCTCAGACAGGATGCTGTGGTGCAGGACAACAAATTTCTTGCTAGAATCCTGACCCCATGCATTCAGAGTGTGAAAGAACTCCTCTCGTGATACTTTCTTACCATCAATCACAGCACCAGTCTTGGAGGTGATGAACATGTAAGAGTAATCACGTTCACATAATTGTTGTGTGAAGTCAGACTGTGTGATCAACTTGACAATTTGTTTGGTTGATCGAGCACAGATAAGAATCTTGCCTACATTGTTGTCATCAATGGTTTCAATGAGATTACGACAGTCAGACTGACGTAGATCACCCTTCGGTAGATCCTTGACAACAACCTTAGGTGGTAAGATGTAACCCTCCTCAACAAGGTGAGGTGCAGGAACGTTGCAAATCACCTGACCATAAACCTCAGGATCATTCATTCCTGGTTTGAAGATGGTAAGAGAATGCTTAGGAGTAGCAGTAAAAAAGTAGCAACGATCAGCATCGTGAGAGAAGAACTCAGTAGCAGGGAAAAAGTTACGCTGCACACTGTTGTGTGCTTCATCAAAGTAAATGGTATTCACTTCAATGTCTGCCTGTTGAATCTTGTGCAGGGAATGATATGTGGTAAAGATGATACAATGCTCACCAGATGCCCGAGCAACATTGTTGAACAGGTGAATCTTCTTAGAATCAGTGGTGTGATAGTGTTCTACTTCACCACTGTGAACGTGAAGAATATGTGCATTGTTAGTTGGAATGATCTCCAAAAACTCTTTGCACAACTGCTCAGCAAGCAGAATACGAGGAGCAACGACAACAAAAGTCTGACCACGCTTGACAAGATCCATGTTAGTCATGGCATCTTCAATCATACACATAGTCTTGCCACCACCCGTAGGAATGATGACCTGACCTTTGCTGTTATCCCACATTGCATTGACTGCTTTGTGTTGATGGGGTCGAAGAGTGATAGTCAAGAGGTGGTGTGTCGATGCAATTAGTATAACATAAAAAAAGCACCCGGTTGGGTGCGTGTGACAGTTGATCAACTGAACGTGACAACATTCTCATTCGGTCCTGGTTGTGAGTTCCAGAAGTCACTCCAGTCTCTTCCTTTAGCAAATGAAACACTTTTCTGTCGGTTTCCCTTCAGACGTGCAAGCACAGTTGATGCTTTGTTCATTGCTTCCATGTGATAGTTCACCTCATCTTGAAGGGAAGTGATGATAGCATCAGCAATCTCATCACCAGACGCTTCAGTTTGAAGTGTATCAGTCACACAGTCTTTCAGTCGTTCCATACTGTAGTCAGTGTAATCAGAGTTTTCCATTGAGATCATGCTCTACTGCACTCCGGATCATAGACTGAATCTGACCTTCTGTCAAGTCATTCAACCACTTCCATTTGGGATCATCTTTATCCCACTCTATACAGTATGATCCATCATCATTCTGCTTGACCTTCAGTGTGTCCATTCTTTTTCTTCTTTGTCAATTTTTTAATGAGTTTAGCATACATAACTTCTTCTTTTGTATAGTAGTCTGGATGCTTCTTGAATGTTTTAACTATTCTTTTTGCTGCTTTTCGGTCGGACAAGTCCAAAACGTGTAACCCAAAACCATTTTAATTATTTAGTTTTGGATTCAACAAATTTGGTTGTTTGTCAAACTGTAGTGTCTTGAACTTCATGACAGGTGCCAGGAGATCTTTACGTTTTGTTTCAATCTTTGGTTTAACAACCTCTCTCTTTCTTTTCTTTGGTTTCTCTGGACGAACAATCTTATACCCACGTTTACATGATGCTTTGTAATCTCTGGGTTTCAGATTATATCTTGCAATCTCTTTGTCCATGTGTTCTTGACACTCGAACCATGCAATTCGATCCTTCAACTGTAGACGATATGGGAACGATTCCCATGGAAAATCACTTGTCTTTTTGCTGGTGACCATATTCAATGATAAATTTTTGGTGCTCTGTAGTTCTATCGCAGCAAGTGTAGTGTTTCAATTCACCACCTAGAAGTTCTGCAACTTGTACCATAAGATTGTTGGCGATGATTTGATCAGTCTTCTTACGCCACTGTTCTTTTTCTTTCATGTCACTCACTCTGATTTTCTCCATTGTTTCCTCATCATTTGATATTCAGGATCATATGCTGCAAGGTCACGAACTTTCTTGAATACTTGTGCTGCCTGTGCTTTTTCTGATGTCAGAGCATCATCTTCTTGCGGGAGGACTGTTTTAGATACAGAATACTTTCTCCCGGTTTTGTGGTTAGCATAGCGTCTTGCCCTCGTAAATCCCATTTCAAGGAATTTTCGCGCCATGTCCATACCAATGAAATCTTTCTGCCGCCTGTAGTGACAGAACATCTCGTAAATCGTATTAGAAGATTGAGTAGCGGTAGGAACATCTTTGAACCTCCAGTGTCTACAAATGGCAGTCTT